AATGGCAAGTATGCAATTGTAAGATATTATTTTACATATTAGGCCACTCCCCATGCGGTTTGGAATAAGACTTATTTGGAGTCAATAGAAATAAGTTTATCTTATAAAGCTACAATAAAAATTACAGCTTGACAGGAAATGAGTGTATACAAAAAATAGGCTTCAAACCAGCATAAATGCTACATTTAAGAAGTCAGTATTTATGCGGGTTTGCGGTACTTCGATAAAAGGAGTGAGAAAATGAAAAAAATTAAACTAGATTGGCCTAAAATTGAAGCTATGATACTAAAAAATCCAACGATCATTAATAACTGGACTGATAGAGTAAAATCGTATTGTGATGACGATGGATACGTTGAAGTATCAAGTGAAGAGGATTATTGGTATACAGTACAAGGTTATACGATTTTAAAGATATGGGTGGTGGATGAGCGTGATAACAGTTTTGCTCAGAGTATTTAATAATAACGAATATACGGATTTAGAACTGGTGCAGATGGACGTTGTGCCGCATACCGATGAGTATATTCGGTATAATGGAGAGCTTTATATTATTTCGTCGGTGATATATGACTTAAGCACTAAAAATATTATTTTAACGCTTTATGAAGCTTGTGAGGATTGATAAAAATGGGGAAATCGATACTATATCCGAGTAATCGGAATTGCGACAAGTGCGGAGACGAAGGGTCCATGTCCGTATGGGAAGTAACGGGTCTTGGTGGTAGAGAACAATTTGTGTGTAGCAACTGCTATAACAAAGTAGAAAGGCGAAATATGGAATTAAAAGCTGAAAAGGAAAAGGCTGAAAAGGCTAAAAAGGAAAAGGCCAGACTTGATGCCGAAAGGGCTAAAAGTGGGCGGCCAAAAGCGAGGTGGGAATGATTAAAAAAGGAAGGTGTGTAACATGAAAAATGCTGGAGAAATAGCTCAAAAATATTTGAATGCTAATATAAACAATATAGATAAATTTACGTTGGATGCTCATAATATCACTATATCATTTAAAAATGGTGGTAGTATATCAGTATGCGCAGATGAGTTTGAATTATTTTTTATAAATATGTGTATTAAAAGCGAGGTGGGAATGATGCTTAAAGAATTAAAAGAAGCGCAGAAAGAGATTGAGCGCCAGATGGATAATGCGAAATACGATTATAGACATGACAAAATTAGTAAATGCGAATACGATAGAATTTATCTGCCTCTGGTGCAGAAGTTTAGAAGTTTAGCTGATTCAATCGAAAAAGAAAAGAGGCGATTGGATCAGGTGAAAGAGAGTAAGAAAAAAGCGAAAGGTGGCGGTAATGGATGGTGGTAAAAATGCCATTGGTATGTCCGATATGTCGGGCACAAGTCGAAAAGCTGATACAGGTTAACACCGATAAGGGTATGGCCTATGTATGCAGTAGCTGCTATGATAAAGTGCAAAAGAAGGAGGAGCGGAAATGAATGTTAGTGAGAATGGGCCGTGCCCTCGATGCAATAATGGCACAATGAAATTGCAGAAGATAAAAGTTGGCGAGAACACCGTCAAAGGCGTAAAGGTCATAAAATACGCATTATATTTAGCTTGTAACAATTGCGATAATAGCATAAGCTTAAATAAATATCGATTTGAATAGGAGGCTAAAAAATGGCTTGGCAATTTGTAATGTATGTAAAACAAACAGCGACCTGGGGCGAGGTGGTAGCAGTAACAAACGGATTACAAAACGCGTATAACGCAGATGTCGCAATCGATAGTGGGTTAATAAAAATCAAAAAGATTAACGACATAAATGTAACCGAGTTCGTGACAAACATAGACGACGATGCGATTAACCGAATTGAGTTTGTGACAAAAGAGGACCCCAAAGATTAGATAGGGACAGAGACCTAAATCTCTGTCCTTAACTTTGCCCCGGACAGGCTTTGAGGCTTAACGCTTGTCCCGGACAAAGGCGTCTAATTGAACAAAATAAACATTTTGTTCAATTAGATAAGAGATTGACAAAAGTATAAATACTTGATATAATAACGGTAAAAGGAGATGATATTATGATTTTTAAAATGATTTGTCACTTAGGTGATAAACGGGAATTAGAATCTTTACTGTTAAATTCTTCGCTTGACGATATATTCTACATTGACCGTGAAAGATATAGGGTCACGCCCCATATTGAAGGCGATATGTGTACAATATATGTGCATGGCTACCATGCCGATACGCCTATTGAGATTTTAGAAAATGAATTTATGCTACAATTCAAGAACGTTGAGCAATACTGCATTGAGACTAAAGGCAAGCACAGAAAACTACTTAAATGGAATGGTACAGAGTATCGATACTTAAAGTTTATAACAGAAAACGAGATGCTAAATTACAGGCTAAAAGGCGAAAAACGTTTAATAAAATTGGTGTTTACCGGGGATGTGATATTATGAGTAGTTTAATCATTAAATGCCCGGCTTGTAAAAGCCGGAAATGGCTAAAAAAGCGTACGACCAGGCCGATAAAGGGCATGCGGAAATATCAGTTGTGCGAATGCTTAGATTGTGGAAAGGAATTTGTGATATGAATGAGAAAAGACTAACTATGTTAAATAAATTTAGCAAAGATTATGATTTTAAGTTAATAAAAAAGGTTAATGGCGCAGTAGACTTAAAAGTCACCGCGCATAATGGCCAAACATTAAGACGTTATGCGCATAAGGACAGGCCCAGAGATTATCGAAGAATCTGCTTCTATGATAAAGAGACTCAAAAAACCTGGGATTATGGGTTAGAAGAACTTATGGCATATGAGCTTGGGATCGATATGTTAGGGAGAAAAGCGACAAAGGATTTTAAGCATGATATACTAATCCCAGCACTAAAGGAGTATTTCAATGGACCTCCACGAATATCAGAAACAGGCCGTTAATTACATACTGGATAATAAATACTGCGCCTTATTTTTGGATATGGGTATGGGTAAAACGTTAAGTGTCTTAATGGCGTTTAACGTTTTAAAGCAGATGGGTGAACTCGAAAAGACCTTAATCATTGCGCCTTTGCGTGTGGCACAGATGACCTGGTCGAATGAGATAGATAAATGGGGGTTCGACATGACCTACACTAAGATTATAGGTACACCAAAGCAGAGGCTAGCGGCCCTTAGCGCTGATACGGATATCTATATAACCAATATCGATAATGTTGTGTGGTTAAGTCAGTATTGGGATTTTAAATTTGTGATAATTGATGAATCATCAATGTTTAAAAACCATCAAGCCATACGCTTTAAGGCTCTTAAGAAATTGACTTATAAGCGTATGGTCTTACTGTCAGGCACGCCAGCGCCAAATAACCTTACCGAGATATGGCCGCAAATGTACCTTTTGGATCACGGCCTCCGGTTGGGGTGTAATATCACGAAATTTCGTGAGCGACATTGCTATTCGCTTTTAGGCGATGGACATATAACCTATAAATGGGGTATCAGGGATGAGCAAAAAATCTATAGGCTTATTGGTGATATCACTATGAGCATGGAGAATATCGTTAAGCCTAAAATAATTTATAATGATATCCCAGTTTATTTTAATACTTTAGAATCTAAAGCTTATGACGACTTCGAGAATGACTGTTATGCGAGTATCGATGAGGGCGATATCGATGTAGCTAATGCTGCTGTGCTAGTTGGTAAATTGTCGCAATGGACAGGCGGCCATGTATATGACGCACAGGGTAATACGCGTGTGACTAATACGCGTAAGCTTGAGGCCTTAGAGGACACTATCCAGGCGGCTAATGGTGAAAACGTTTTAATCTTTGCTAATTACAAACATGAGATTGAAAGCATTCGCTTAATGGGTGCAGTCCATTTGACGAAAGAAATACATTTCCAGCAGTGGGATAGGGGGGAAATAAATATCGCTGTGGCCCATCCTAAAAGCTGTGGGCACGGGTTAAATATGCAAGGCGGTGGTCGCATAATCATTTGGTACAGTCTCACATACAGTTTAGAGTTGTACCTACAGGCAAATGCACGTTTAGCTCGTCAGGGTCAGGCTAAAACAGTAATCATTAATCATCTGGTAGCTAAAGATACGATTGATGAGAGTATTGTAAAGGCGCTTAGTAAAAAGGAAATAAATTTAAAAGCTTTATTGAAAGGGGTTAGACGATGATTGAGCATTTAAGAAAGTTATTTTTTAAAAAAGGCTTCAGTATAGTAATTGATGGGACTGAAGGACCTAACATTTTTAGGGTATACCAAATAGGTAATCAGGTGTGCGGACCTGAGATTGTACATTTTAGCAATATTGATAAGATGTTACCTTGGCTAGATAAACAACATGATTAAGAGGTATCAAAAGTCTGATCCGGAGATGCTGACACCGCGAGAAGAGGAAATCTGCGAGTTGGTAGCTCAGGGTTATAGGAGTAGGGTTATAGCTGATAAGCTTTTTATTTCTGAGCATACCGTTAAAAAGCATATCAGCCGAATTCTAGAAAAAACAAAGGCCCAGAATAGGACGCATTTAGCGTATATGTGGATGAAAAAAGACCCCTAAGGGGTCTTTTTTATGTGCGTCTAAAGGTTATGTAACCTGTTAAAGTCTCATTCGCGATTGGCGTATAAATATTTGCCAACACCGGAATTATGTATACGCTTGTGGATGAGCCTAATTTCATGCTGACCTTTGTATTGGAAGCTAATTGCCCACGCGCGTTAAGCGCTGAGGCCTTCCAGGTATCGAAAGTTAACATCCCAATGGCTGTGTTCATTTCGGCATCGGTAAGCGTGAAAGCTGCGTTATCGACTGGCGATGCCGGCGGCGTGTTGAATACCCACACGTTAAATTGTGGTAATGTCGCCTGTGCGGCACTAGATGTTAAATAGCCGCCGATAACGTCAACATGTTGGCCATTATATTCCGCTACACCATCAACGGCCACGGCATATGCTGTTGCTGTACTGGACGCCCATACGTCAGATACAGTATATGCGGTTGTGTTTGATGGCCTTACGACGCTAAAGCTTAAAGTCACGCGATCTTCTTTCTCTTCGACCCTTTTTGGTCTTATAAAGTCCATAATATCACCTCACGAATAATTATATCACGTTTTTAAATTAGTTATTGACACAAGTATAAATACTTGATATAATTATTTTATAAGGCAGATGCCATAAGGGCGAATTTTAATGGTTAGGGGGATTAAGTTATGGATAATTGGACTAAACAAAGACTTAAAAGTGCTTATAAAGATATAGAATTTGAAAGTGTAACACAAAAGGAATTTGATAATATAAAAGATATGCAAATACTAAATGAATGGGGCAATTCCTCATACGAAGAATGGTACACCGTTATAAAAGAAAGTACTAAAAATTATAAGATTACAGTTGAGGGGCATAATGAAGAAATTGGTCTTACTTTTGGGGATAAGTCAAGTTATTGTTTTAAAGAATATAAATGCTATATAAATAAGGAGGCGATTGCGAATGTGCGACAATTGCGGATATTGTAATAGGCATGACGGATGCATTTGGGAGGTATTACAGGAAGAGCCAAGTAAGTGTTTGGCTCTGGAGGTGGAAGATGCTGATAGTGGTGATAGTGATATGTGTAATCTATTTAATTTATGTACTTTATAAGGAAGGGGAATGTTAAATGAAAAAGGTTAGAATAATAGTACCATATAGTAGTTATGTAGGTTATACTTATGCGAAGGGCGATAAACCTCGTCCTGTTGCCCAGCAGGGTTATAGTGCTTGGGTGACGCAAATATTATTTACGGATTATGCAAAATTAATGGGGTGGCGATATGGAAAAACGTAAAACCGAAAAGGTGGACTACACTAAAGAGGATATCAGCGGAGGGGACAAAGACTTTAAGGACTCAGAATACTTAAAAAATGAAGAAAACGAAAACGATTTCTTCCGATCAAAAAAAGTTAAAGAGGCATTTAAGAGATAGAGCGCGATAAGCGCTCTATTTTTGTGCTATAATCTAATTAGGAAGGGGCGACGGGTATGATTTGGGAAACGTATGTGCGACCACGGGTATGCGAGATACTCGAGTGGAAGCGCGAGTATTTCACCAATAATGAAATAGCACAAAAGTTAGGTATCACAATTAGACAGTTCAATAAGGTTTTAGCTGAAAACAAAACGCTTAAAGACCTGATGGATGAGGGCGATAAATACATTGTCAAACAGGTGGAAGGCGCTATATTCAGGCGCGCTATGGGCTATACATATGACGAAGAAACTTTGGAGACTTACCGATCGGGGGGTAAGCCGGTAACGAAAAAAAAGATTGTGAAAAAGCATGTTGAAGGTTCTGTCGCAGCCCAGCAATTTTTGCTTACTAACCTAAAGCCTGAGAAATATCAAAAATTGGATAAGGTTGATATACATGTCGTAGAACCGATAACGATAATCGACGACCTGGGAGGCCAAGATGGAAATAAAGTTAAGTGAAATAATAAGTCCTAATTTTATCGAGTCCTGGAGAGCCGATTACACGCATACCTATTGCATTGAAAAGGGCGGCCGTGATTCGGGTAAATCCAGTAAGCACGCCTTGCGCATGGTGTATAATCGTATGTCGACTATGACAAGCGGCGCTTGTATTAGACGTTTCGGTAACACACTACATGGTAGTGTGTATCAGGATATTATCTGGGCCACTAAAAAATTTGGCGTTCAGCACTTATGGGATTTCAAAAAGTCGCCATTAGCCGCAATATATAAGCCAACAGGTACTAAGATATTATTTAAAGGCACAGAGGGCCCCGAGGACCGAATTAAGGGGCTTAAGGACGAATTCCCCATTAAGGATTGCCTATTTGATGAGGTCGCCGATTATCGACAAGAGGATGACCTCGACGTAGTTATAGATACTATACTCAGGTCCGAAATGGGGGAACGGTATTTATTTTTATTGGGCTATAACCCCCCAAAGCGTAAGACACACTGGCTCAATAAACGGTATAATACGCATAGCGATATACCAGATACGTTTATACACCATTCGACAGTGTACGATAATCCATACGCGGCTAAGCAGATGATCGAGAGGGCTGATGAACTAAAGATAAGTAATAATGTTAAATGGCGCTGGCGCTATATGGGTGAAGCCATAGGTTATGGGGTTGTGCCTTTTAGTAATTTAGAGTTTAGACGTATTACGGATGAGGAGATATCCACATTTGACAATATTTGGTGTGGCGCGGATTGGGGCTATGCGAATAACCCATTTGCTTATGTTAGATGCCATTATGATAAGGTAAATAGGATTTTATATTTTATAGATGAGTTGGTAGGTGTTAAATTGCACAATGATTATATAATAGAATGGCTACTCGAAAAAGGGTATAATGAAAGAACAACAGCGGATAGTGCCAGTCCTAAAGATGTCCAATATTTTAAGGACAGGGGCATTAATATGGTTGGCGCTAGAAAAGGCCCGGGCTCTATCGAATCTGGCGAAAGATGGCTGGACTCGTTAAAGGCTATCGTTATTGACGATAGACGTACGCCCAGGACGTCTAAGCAATTTGAGGACATTGACTATGCGGTAGACGCACAAGGGAATATGTTAGCGCGTCTGGAGGACAAAGAAAACGATGTTATCGACGCAACGCGCTATGCATGTGAGCTATTGATATTGGATAGAAAGACTATATACTAATGCAATTATCGACGCTAGGGGGTATGCTTATGATAATTACTTTATAAAGTAATTGCTGTATAATTACATTATTAAATTTGAAAGGTCGTGTAATTATATGAATAATTTACTAACAATTAAGAAAGATACAATTTATATTGCTACTGATATTTTAGCAAAAGAATTAGAAAGACAGCATAAAATAATTTATAATTTGGTAAATGTATACAAGAAAGAGATTGAAACGTTGGGGGCTCTTCACTTTGAAAATGTTCCAAATTCTGGGGAAAAGGGCGGGGGTACAAAAAAGATTTATTACTTAAACAAAAAACAATACATTTTTCTAATTACAAATATGAGAACTAAAGCGAATGAAAAAACTACAGTAATGAAAGCAAAACTTGCAATAGCTGATAGATTTGTTGAAATGGAAAAATGGATACTGGAACAGAAAACACAAAAGCAAAATGAGCAGTATATCGAAACTAGAAATCAAAGCAAAATAGGCAGAAGACAGGAAACAGATGTTATAAAAATATTTATAGAATACGCTAAAAGCCAGGGCTCTAAAAGTGCCGATAAATATTATATGAATTTTAGTAAAATGGAAAACGCGGCTTTCTTTATTATCCAGGAGCGTTTTAAAAACACCAGGGAAATTTTAGATATGGAGCAAGTGCAAAAAATTGCATTTGCAGATATCGTAATACGGAATGCCTTATTAGAAGGAATGGAAAAAGAAATGTTTTATAAAGATATTTTTCAATTAGCTAAAAAGAGAGTTTTAGAAGCGGCTAATTCATTGGGCGTTAAGGAAATTATACCAAATTATAATGGGGGTGTGAAATGTTTGACCGATTAAAATTTTGGCGAAATTTCGCCAAAAAATCCTATTACACAGATGACTATAGGGCGGGTGCGCCTATATGGTCCATACAAGACGATACGGCATATGTAGAAGAGGCTTTTGAGAAAATCGTCTGGTGTTATAGCTGTATAATCGCTATAGCCAGTGCCGTTGGTTCGATACCGTGGCGTTTGTACAAGCGCACAGGCGCAGACCTTAAAGAGGTTAAGAGCCATTATTTACTCGACATGTTTAATGGCCAGGTAAATCCGGACTTCACTTCGGCCGAGTTTTTCGAACTCTGGGCGGTATTCCTGGCGACACAGGGTAAATTCTTTGCGCTTAAAGACAATCCCGTACTGCCAAGTGAACTAAGGCCTATGTATGGGCATCAAGTTAAACCGATACCAGGGCCGGGGCCTCAGACGCTAAGCGGCTTTGAGTATGAGCTTAATAATACCAGGTACAGCCCAAATTTAGTATTGTGGGATAGGTTTATAGACCCTTTAGATTTTTACCAGGGACTTAGCCCTATACGCGCGGGCGCGCGTACGATGGCCACAGAGAACCAGGCTGTTGACTGGAACAAAAACGTATTTGACAATATCGGCATACCGCCGGGCGCCTTAGCCCTATACAATGTATCCCCAACCCAAATCGATGAAGCTAAAAAGCGTTGGTTATCAGACTATAGCGGGCCAAAAAAGGCGCGAATGCCGTTTATTTTTGATTCTGAAAAGATTAACTATATCAATTTTGGTATGAGCCAGGTTGATATGGATTTCATCATGCAGAAAAAAGTTAACCGTATTGAAATTTGTAGCACATTCGGTGTACCTGGCCAGGTGGTCGGTGACCCTGAGGGCCAGACTTACGCGAATTATGGCGAAGCGCTAAAGGCCTTTTGGTCTCAGACGGTAATACCTAGATACTTAAACCGTATAGGCGCGAAACTTAATAAAGACGTTGTGCGCCTATACGATAAAGCTTTTGTAATTAAGCCCGACTTATCGGATATAGCTGTGTTACAAGAAGACGAGACATCTAAAACTGATAGAATCAGAGGCCTATTTATGGATAACGTAATGACTCAAAATGAGGCGCGTGAGGCTGTGGGCTTAACGGCTATACCGACGGGCGATGTGTTTAATTATCAATTGGCCGCGGCTTTAGCGGATACGGTACTTGACGAAGACGCGCCAGCCGATGAAGAGGATGAGGATGAGGCCGATGACAATTGATGAGATTGAAGTCAAAAGGGCTTATTGGGATAGGAAATTTGAGAAAGAGCTTAAAAAATTCTTTACAGCCCAGGGGGATGCGATTTATAAACTAAGGCGTATAACCGATATTAAACAATTTGAGCGCCAAGCGCTTAAACAGGTCGAGCAAGACGCCCCAAAGTTAAATCGCTTGTTTGTTGGGATGTATACTGGGATTGTAACGGCTTTTGGCACAACTGTTTACAATGAGCTCGTGGGTAAAAAGATATTTTCGCTATTTGCGCTTGGGATTTATAGCTGGATCGCCTCTATGGCTAAGAGTCAGACAGGCAGACTAAATTTTTATACGCTTTTGACTATTAAAAATGTCGTGAAGAAGGGTATCGAAGAAGGCAAAAGCGTAAGCGATATAGCTAAAACAATAAGGACTGTATACCTAGAACGCTTTAGCGCTAAGCGCTCTAAGCGTATAGCGCGTACTGAGGTCAACAGCGCGTCGAATTATGGTTCGTGGGCGGGGGCTACGCAAACGGGACTTACACTTAAGAAAATATGGATAAGCACAAAAGATAGTCGAACGCGAAAAACGCATAAGCGAGCAGGTCAAAAGTATCAAGCCCAGCCCATCGGGCTAGACGAGTATTTCCAGGTGGGTAAAGGAAAATTAAAATATCCGGGTGACCATAGCGGGCCGCCCGAAGAGGTCATAAATTGCCGCTGCGCGGTAGGGTATAGGAGGGTTAAATAAATGGATTATAAATTTGTAAAAACTGAGGTTAAGGCAAAGAGCGATTTTGAGTTTGAAGGATACGCGTCAATATTTGGTAATGTCGATGATGGTGGTGATATCATGCAGGCGGGGGCTTTTGCCAAAACTATAAACGAAAATCTAAAAAGAGTTAAAGTTTTATACATGCATAATGTTATGAGCACTATTGGCTTACCGAGTAATTTATTCGAAGATTCGAAAGGCTTATATTTTGATGCTAAGGTATCTAAAACAACACTGGGTAAGGACGTTATGACACTTATCCATGATAAAGTCATAACCGACATGTCGATCGGTTATAATCCGGTTAAGTGGGCATGGGATGAAGAAATGGAAGTCCGAACCCTGCAAGAGGTCAGGCTCTGGGAAATTTCGCCGGTCACATGGGGTATGAATTCCTTAGCCAGTATAAAAATGTTTGCTTCAGGCTCTGAGTATGATACAATAAAATCAGAACTTAAAAGGCTGGAGGCACTTATTAAAGGAGCCGGATTATCATCCACTCCGGGCAATGAGCCGCCAAAGGTACACGAATTAAACCCGGACGTAATTGCCAGTTTAATTGATAGAATTAAACTATAAAGGGGGGCAATATATGCCAACTATTGAAGAATTAGTACAGAAAATAGATACGCTATCCAATCAACGCGTAAGCTCAGACGTCTTTAAGACATCACTCGACGAGCTTAAAGCGATGGTCGAAAAGCGTAATGACGATGTTAAGGTTGAGCTAAAATCACACTACGAAACAGCGATGAAAGCCGCGTCCGAAGAGTTTGCAGAAAAATTAAGACTTTCCATGGTGGAAATGGGTAAGACCTTTACTACAAGTGGAGAAACTGGGGAAGATCTACCAGACGAAAAAACATATGGAAAATCCTTTGGCGAGTTTTTGACAAAGGTTAAATATACACCTGAAAGCCTAAAAGTTTTAGGCGAGAATACCGGATCCGCTGGCGGATATTTAGTACCGACAACATGGTCAAAACGTATTTTAAAAAGAGCAATTGAAAAAGGGCTTGTCAGGACTTTCGGACCTAGCTTAATCGATATGCCCACGCCAAAATTTGAAGTACCGACTATTACTTCTACAAGTAACAGCAGTAATTTCTATGGCGGAATTATGACTTACTGGGGATCCGAAACAACAGATTTAGAAGCCGGAATTACACAACCCACATTTGGACAGGTTAATTTGGACGCTGGAAAACTTTATGGATATGCCGAAAGCTCTGAAGATTTGGCGCAGGACGCAATTATCGCTATAGGCCCATTGCTTCAACAGCTATTTGGTGACGCGATTGCGTTTGAGGAAGACTACGCGTTTATTAATGGTAATGGCGTTGGTAAGCCTCTGGGTGTTGTAAATGCGCCTTGTAGGGTTACGGTATCTAGAGCCACAGCAACACAGATAAACACTATTGATATAGTTAATATGTTATCTCGTTTTAGTGGCTCAATGGATAACGCTGTATGGCTTGCTAATCAGACAGTATTGCCATATTTGTATACATTACAAGACGCTGGCGGAAATTATATTTTATTTCCGGGTATGTCTGGCAATATCGCTGGAAGGTCTCCGGGCTCAATTTTTGGAATTCCATTGGTTATTAGTGAAAAGGCACAGGCACTTGGTACCTCAGGTGATTTGATTTTAGGTGACTGGTCTAACTATTTGATCGGTGACCTTAGAGGCTTAAGAATTGAAGAGTCAAAAGACTTTAAGTTTGGAACAGATAAACGATGCTGGAAAATCGTTAAAAGGGTTGACGGCAAACCGTGGTTAAACTCAGCAATCACACCGCGAAATGGCGGATCAACATTATCCCCATTCGTGCTAATATCTTAAGGAGGTGCTAGAGGATGAATAAATTTACAGAAATGATTACAGCCAGTTTGCAGATAGCGAAAACAGTAACAACCGGAATATCTAGCACTGCATTGTTAGATATGATGCCCTACAAAAAAAGTATGGTTTTAGTTACAGCGAATAAGCCGCTCGACGCAACAGGCTCAAGCGGTGTTATTACTGCTACAGTATATGAGTCCAGCGCGGCTACATGGAATGGCGCAGTCGCAACAGCTATGACATCATTTGTGTCGACGGTTAGTTGTAACAGCACAACAGAAGGCTTTATAAAATTAGAAGTTAATGATTATGACATGTCAATTAATGCAACAAAACGCTATTTAGGCGTTAGGGTTGCTGCCCATACAGCCACTGATATCGTATGTATAGTGCAAAGATACAGAGGCGATAACGAACCCCTAGAATAACCCAGGATAAAAAAAGGCTCTCATTTGAGAGCCTTTTACTTTGTCAAGTATTGTGCAAAGTATTTTTACATGATATAATAATACAAAAAGGGGGGTATACAATGGAAACGTTAACACCAAAGACGTTAAGGCCTGATAAGAAAACAATTATAATCGCGCTGCCAAATACAGGGCATTTTTATTTTGAGACTGTGGCGCGCTTATTATCTTTCCAAATACCTGAAGGGTATCAGCTCATGTTTAACCTAATTTCTAATTGCTTGATTTACGATGCTCGTGAAAAGCTTGTGGAATTTGCGTTAGAACAGCCCAATGCAACGCACATTTTCTTTTTGGACTCTGACATGGTGCCAGAGCCGCAAACGCTAACTCAATTAATAGGTTGGGATGTACCAATCGTCACAGCTAAAATCTATCAGCGCAAATTCCCATTCCAACCATGCTTTTATACAAAAGTTAGAATAAATCGCGACTTTACAACAGAGTTAGAGGGACCAATGGAGCCTGAGAAATGGCCGTCTGAGGGTATATACGATATAGAAGGTTGCGGTATGGCTTGTTGTCTGATTAACTTAAAAGTGTTTGAGGGACTTAAGAAACCATGGTTTTTCCCAATGCCCGGCGTGGGAGAAGACCTGGCTTTTTGCGTTAAAGCGAGAAGCGCAGGGCATAAGCTTTATGCGGATTTTGGTTTAGACTGTGCGCACATGGGTTATTTTCCAGTGGTTACGGCGTCTTTTCAAAACGCTTATACTGCGTGGATGAATAACCCCGAAAACAAAGGGAAATTAATATATGGCGGTGATGGGTTATGAGAATATGGGGCGGTGCGCTTGTGCGTAATGAGCAAGGGCGATATTTACAAAGATTTTGTGAGCAAATGCGGGCGATATGTGACCATGTTATCGTAATAGATGATGCCTCAACAGATAATACCGCAGATTTTTGTCGACAATATGATTTTAGTGTATTGTCTTCTAAGAAAAGATTATGGGATACCGACGAGGTAAGGCAAAGGAAAAGACTTTTTAATACCTTGACTTCACACGCGACACCGGGTGACTGGATATTGATACTTGACGCTGACGAGTTATTTCACGCGCCTCATAAGGTTGTACGTAGAGAATTAGAATATGCTAAAATACACACTTCTTTTATGGCTTATAGGTTATACGACATATGGCAAATACATAATGTGGGCTTTATTAATTCTAAAGTTAAGACGCCGCACTGCGATGGCTTAGGCGTAGTAAACGCTGATGAATCAGGTAACGTGTATTTTTATAGAAATGACGAGTATTGGAATGCGCATGATAGTTATTGGCCTATGGCTTATAGGTATGAGGGTATTCAAGAATGGAAATGGAACGAACAAAGCCTTCATTGTGGAAGATTTCCCTATAATATTTATAAGAATATTAGCCCTTCGAATTATAAATTACTGCATTTAGGCTGGGCGACCTTAGCGGATAGGCAACAGAAATACGCTAGATATATGAAGGCTGATCCTGACGGCAAATTTGGGATTATGGGCCAATATCAATCAATATTGGACCCAAATCCGACTCTGGAGGTGGCGATTATGAATATTAAAGATATGACTGATAGTTTTATAATTTCGATGGTACACGACATCGAAGAATTATCAGAGCTACAAAAAGAACTGTGTAAATATTTAAGGGGTAACGAAAATAGGAATAAAATTATTGAAGAGGTAGCGGATGTTGAAATCGCTTTGAATGATATTAAAGCAAAATTCGACATCAAAGAAGTGAATATTAAAAGAGCGAAATTAAAGAAGGGGGTTTTATAAATGGGCCCAGTAATGAATTATTCAGACCGTAGAGAGGTACTATTCTTCGCTGAACATTATAATTTTTTAGATGGTAAAATTTTAGATATCGGCTGTGGCACAGGCAATGCCGCAGATTTCTATAAAGACTATACCGGCATAACTTTAAACCGCCAGGAACTAGATACAGGTGTAACTCGTGGACGAAATATTAAATATATGGATGCTGAAAATTTAAGCCTTGACACAGCGACTTTTGATGGCTTCATAATGTGGGATTCACTGGAGCACTTTTTGAGTCCGTATAGGGCTCTTTGTGAAGCTCGACGTGTGCTAAAGCCTGATGGTAAGGGCCTAATATTTATGCCTGGTCAAAACTGGGTAAATTGCCATGAGCACTTACATGTTATGACTGTGCCTCAGATGGAACAGATTTTAAAAAGAACTTTTTTTAAAGTTATAAATATTTATGAGAAAAAGTATCCTGGTAAACCAGATAAATATTGCGAGGGTATGGCGGTATACGAAATAATAAATGATATTGAATATATACCGATGTTTGAAACGTGATATAATAGGGTTATGGGCAAACCGGACGCGGTTATGGGGACAACGCCCAACCCCGCCCTATTTGATAGGGCTATTTTTTATTTTAAAGGAGCAAATTTATGAAATTAATACTTTGTTATCCACCGCATATTGCGCCAGATGCGCAACACGGTCAAGGGCGTGAGTGGTACCCCATAGGTATCGCGTCTTTAGCGGCTTATATAGATTCTAAATATAGAGATATCGATATAGCGTGTTTAGACCTATTCGATTTATCGTATGATGAATCTTTAAATAAGATAACTAATGAAATGACCGAAAATGATATAAATTTAGTCGGTTTTACGCTTATGACTGAGCAAAGGGCTACAGTGTTTAATCTTTGTGCCGATTTGAAACAGCGCGTCGACGATTATAATTCAATCGCTAATACTACAACCCAATTAAGGACGATTGTTGGAGGTCCGCACGCGTCAATAATGTATCAGCAGATATGGGATAATTATAGCCAGATTGATTTTATCGTTGTGGGTGAGGGCGAAAAAGGTTTACTCCGGGTTATTTACAACCCGGATGTTCGAGGTATAGTCAAAGAAGATCAAATCGAAGATTTAGACACTTTGCCTTTAGCGATTGAGGGCTTAAAGTTTTTTAAACCCGGGCTTAAATTTAAAGAATACCCTATAGTATCGTCCCGCGGGTGCACAGACCGATGTACATTTTGTACAACGTATATAACCTGGAAGGGTTATCGCGTAAGAAGTGCGTATGATATATTTTTGGAAATAAATAAGGCTAAGGCTCTGGGCTATCAGTATTTTAAATTTCACGACGACAGCGCAACAGCTGATATGCAAAACTTTTTAGCCTTATGCCATATGTTAAAAGACTCGAAAATTAATTTCGAGATAACGGCCAGGGCTGATCAACTAAATGAAGAATTAGTTAAGGCGTTAAAAATTGCCGGATGTGTCAAAGTCGCTTTAGGCCTGGAATCAGGAAGCGAAAAGCTTAGAAAGTCAATGGGCAAAAAGTTAGACATAGCCCTGGCGTATCAAAACGTAAGATTACTACAGACTTATGGCGTACACGTCCACGGTCTATTTATTGTAGGCTGGCCGGGTGAGACCGAAGAGACTATCGAAGAGACCCGCGATATGATTAAAGAGTTAAGATTAGACACTTTCTCAAATCTTCCGGGCTTAATGGCATTACCAGGAAATCCAATATATAATAAGTTTAAAAAAGATGGCTGGATAGATGATAGCTTTTGGTTAACACCTCATGCGCCTCCATATTACACAGGCGAGCATAATTTTGAGACACTAAATTATTTTAGTTCAAGACTTAGAGCGAGAGACGCGCGTGTGCTTATTGCGGCTGTGGTTAATCAGGAAGAACGCGTTTTCGCTGAATACTTAGAGCATTTAGATAATATGGCTGTGCCTAAAGACGTTGAGGTCTCTAGATGCTTTATATTACACAATAGCCCGGATTTGAAAAAGTATCTTAAACCTGACGAGTATATCGAAGTAGATAATAATTTGGTCCATGATATGAGCCATACGTGGAATATTGAAAAGTTTACGTTTTTAGCCGATTGTAAGAATAAAATAGTCGAAATAGCCAATGGCGCACACGCGACTCACATTTTGTGGATTGATAGTGACTTATTGGTACAACCTGAAACGCTAAAACATTTATTAAGCCTAAATGTTGATATTGTAGGCGAAATGTTTTTGACACAGTGGCCCGGCGCTGATAGGCCGATGCCTAACGCGTGGCACGTGGACCAATATAGTTTTTACGCTGACCCAAAAATGTTTGATACTCGAGGCTTATATATGGTTGGAGGTACCGGGGCATTGATATTAGTGAATATACGTGTGTATGGCGACTATATTAATTATAAAGCCGTCCCAAATGTGTCATTTAGCATCTGGGAAGATAGAGCCTTTTGTATAAGGGCTGCATGTGGGGGGTATAATATATATTTCGATACCAGGTACCCGGCCAGGCATTTATACACTAAAGAAATAACAGATAGCTATTTTAATGGTATAATAGAAGCGGGAGGTGTTAAAAATGGAGAATAAATTTTTGGCGTATAATGATGAAAAAATGGATACGGTTGAGGGCTTTAAAATACCGGCTTCATGGTGGTCAAGGCCTTTAGAATATGCGTTCGCCGCTAAATATGTAAATAAAAAACATGTTGTAATTGACGCCGGATGCGGCATTGAGCATCCGTTTAAGTACTACTTAGCCAGTAATTCAAAGCACGTAACCTGTATAGACACAGACGAGAGACTTGAGACTTTGCTCAGGCCTGATAACATGAATTTTATATTACGCGATATGTCAAATGATTGTGATACCGACGAAATAATAGCCGATACAATCTTTTGCCTAAGTGTTTTAGAGCATATGAATCCTGCGCAACAGGCAAAGACTATAGAAAATTTCGTTAAATGGTTAAAGCCAAATGGCAAATTAATTTTAACTGTTGACTATCCGACTATAAAACCAGAGGTTTTATGCGCTATGCTAGAGCCGCATTTTACGATAGGGAAATGCGATTATGATCCTGACAATAAGGCTAATATCGTTATGCCTTACTATAACTTAAAGGTATTTACTCTAGTTGGCACTAAAAAGAAGGTGGTCAAATGCGATTAACCTTATTAACGGCATCGACTCAGAGTATTCTGGGTATAACCGCTACTAAAAACTATTTAAAAGTCGAGCATACGACAGACGATACACTTATAAATACACTAATGACCGCGGCTGTGTCAATAGTCGAAAATTACACAGGTCTTGTCACGCATGAGCAAACATGGCGACAGGACGAAGAAGGCGACAGCGACTACTTAGAATTAATGAAAGCGCCGGTCAAAAGTATTCTTGAAGTCAAGTACTATGAAGATTTTGACAGTACAGGAAGTTTACTAACTGAGTCGACGGATTTCCGTGTTGCCGGTCAGTACCTTGTGCATGACGACGATTATTGGGATAAGCAAAGGGGTTTGGACGGATATCAAATTAAGTATTCAGTTGGGATGTATACGACTGATCCGCGTATGTCAAGTATGGAAATAGCCGCTTTAGCACTAACGGGATTTCTCTATGAGAATAGAGAGGCTTATGTCGTACAAGTCAATGAAACCTTTAGCGTAGTGTACGACTTTTCAAAAACACCAGCGCATATAATGCAATTGCTAAGACCCATTTGCGAAGGCCGGGGGGTGGGCTTCTAATGTTAAACTATAAACATAGAATTACATTACAGTCGAACAGCCCAACGGAGTTTAGGGCCGGGTGTTATACTGAAAGTTGGGTGACGGTTACTACCCTCTGGGCTAATATAGCCACGGTGGCCGTGGCTGAGGATTATAATTTTAAAAAAGGCCAGCAAACCAGTAATTTATTAATCGCTATGCGATATACAAATACTATTGATAAGGCCACATGTAGATTTTTATACGAGGGCCAAAAAGTACACATAATGAATGTCCGAGATAAGGGCGGCCGTAAAAAGGAAATCGTTATAGAAGGGCGTGTGGAGGATGGAACTTAGCGCGGGAATGTATAACATGAATGCTTTTAGGCGAAGGCTCAATAATTATCCTGAAGCCCTAAAAAGAGAGCTAAAAGAGATCGGTTTAGAAACCGCCCTGGTCGACATTGAGACTGAGGCTAAGCTTAAACTAACCAGGGATAAGCATATTGATACCGGACATTTAAGGGCTAGTATACATACAGAATACGAGGGCTCGCCAATGCAAATACTGGGTGGTGTATCTGGGCCATTAGATTTTGTTGTTGGTACAAAGGTTGTGTACGCCTGGAAGATTGAGAAACTTGATTCTTATGTTATTTGGGCCTTTAGGCGAGCTAAACCAAAGTATATGACGAGATGTAACCAGGCTATAAGGAGGGCGTTAAATGGATTATAGATTTGAAGCCAAAACCGCAATAGTTGATGCGTTAAAGGCTAACACGTATTTAATGTCTATAGCTAATATATACGACACGCCTTCAGACAATAAAAGTTATCCGTATGTGGCCATAGAAGCTTCTAATGCAGTACCTGATAACCGTCACGGCAAAAAGGGCTATCGTATATATTTAACCTTTGGCATATATACAAAACCGGGTTTGTTAGGTAGTTATCAACGTGATACAATAGTATCATTAATAGATTCTATATTAAATTTAAAAAAATTCGATATCACATCAGGTAATTATTACATGGGCGGCTGTGCCCAAACGTCTATAAACGATTGGGCACAGGGCGAAACGATAGGGACGAATGTGACTTATACGGTTTATATGTATGGTGATTCAGTTAATGCTTTAGATTTATCCGGTTGTGCGATGGCGCTTAGTTTGTATAAAGTTAATGAGGATTACACAGGTGCAGTTTTAAGATTAAGGCGTAGCGTGGATAATGACGAAATGGAGATACCATTTTCGGGGAACTTTATGCATACGAGTTTAGCTGAAGCCTTTTGCGGTAATTCGGATGGGTATGTTAGCGTATTATACAATCAGATAAGCGGTGGCGAGAATGCAACCCAGGTCGCTGTAGCAAGTCAGCCTAAATTAATAAGCGCCGGCGTTTTAAATACAGATGGGATGTATTTTAACGGCACAAGCAGTTGTATGAGTGTCACAGTGCATACGGCTATAAATATAACCGCAAGGCCTCTATCGATATACACATCAGCCAAAGCCTTTACGGGAGCCTCAACGGGTTTTGTATATGCGCTTAACAGTTCGGGTTCAGCGGATACCCAATACGCGCTGAGAATATCTGATGCTTACGTGTATGCCTATTTGCAAAATACAATACGCATACAGGGTAGCCTTGTTACAGGTGTAAGGCAAATGTATATCTGGAAGGCCGATGGAACGATAAAACTTATAACTGATGCTGAAACAAAAACTGGCAGTTACGTTGGGTCTTTAACATCTAGAAATTATTTTGTACTTGGCAATTGGACGGGTACGGCCAATTACTTTAAGGGACATTTAAAAAGTATTTTAATATTTAACACTGATGAAGAAGCAAATTACAATGTTTTAAGCAGTTATTAAAAGGGAGGGAATTAAATGGCGAGTTTAGGAGCAGGGGCAACATTAAAATTTGGGACAACTAATACAATTTCAGAAATCACAAATGTAGCCGGTCCAGGTTATGAAGCGGATGAGCTAGATACAACGGTGCATAGTAACACATCAAGATTTAGAGAATATGTTAAAGGCCTGATAGACGCTGGTGTATTTGACATAGAGGGCTATGTTAATAGTACAGACCTTGGAGCGTTAGAGACAATTGCAGCAACAACCACATTATATAGCGTGACAGTTACAATGCCAACATTACCGAGTTCAAGTCAGTTTGCTTGTAATGGGTTTGTCAAAAGTTATAAACTTGAAGATCCGGTTGACGATTTAATCGCATACGCATTAAGCATTAAGATATCAGGCAAGCCAACATTTAGTAAAATATAGGGGTGTATTATGTTAATAAAATTGGGCGAAAAGCAATTTCAAATAGAATTTACCTTTAACTCCCTATGCTTGATCGAAGAGTTAATCGGCATGGGGATATCGGAAATGATTTTAAGACAAGAGCGTTTAGCGTCTCTGACTACTATAAGGACTTTTTTATACGCTGGATTAAACGAACATAATCCCGAAATAACCGAGCGTGAGGTCGGAGATCTAATAAGCGCATACATCAAAAAGGGTGGGCGCATAGACTCCTTAGCTAATCGCTTAATGCAGGCTATGCAAGAATCGGGACTAACCACTACCCAAGAAACAGGACATCAAAGTTTAGAAAAAAAAACTGGACCGAAGAAATAAAAGAGCTCTATAAAATAGCGGCCCGGTGGTTAACCTGGAGAGAATTTATCCGGTTCACGCCGGGCGCTTTTAATATATTCCTTGATACAAAAATCGAAATGGAAAATTATGAAACTGAGAAAATGAATAATTATTATGGCACAGTATGTGCGGTAATTGCGTCTGTTTTTAGCAAAAAGAAGTTTAAGGCCAAGGATTTTTTTGGCAAAGCAAAAAAAGAACAAACCATTGATGAAATGGCCGCGTTCTTTGAGGCGATGACGCGAGCTTTAGGAGGTGAAATTATTGGCTGATGAAGAATTAAAAGTAAGGATATCAACAGATACGGAAGATAGTAAAGCCGCAATATCGGATATGGATGGGCTGTTTAGCGGTCTTGGGGATACTGTTAAAGGCTTTGCGCTAGGCGCGGCCGCGTCTTTAGCGGCGTTCACTATCGCGATGGGTGTTAAAGGCGTCAATGCGGCGTCCGAGTTGGAGAAAGCCGTTAATGATGTTACAACCCAGACGGGCGCGGGAAAGAAGGAAATGGGCGGTTTCCGTGATATTTTAACCGATTTGTACGCGCAGAATTTTGGTGAATCCTTTGAGGATTTAGGCAAAAGCTTAGCCGAAGTTAAAAAGCAGACCAAACTAAGTGGTACGGAACTTGAAAACTTTACCAAAAACGCGTTAATATTACGTGACACTTTCGAATTCGAGGTTACGGAATCCACTAGAGCGGCTAAGCAAATGATGGACCAGTTCGGTATTTCTGGGGACGACGCTTTTAACCTGATTGCGCAAGGCGCGCAAAAAGGTTTGAATAAAAATGATGACCTATTGGATTCAATTAATGAGTATAGTGTGCAGTTTAAAAGCATTGGGCTTGACGCTGATGATATGTTCGAGATGTTCGGTGCTGGCGCTGAGTCTGGCGCATTTTCGATTGACAAAATAGGCGATGCGATTAAGGAATTTAATATAAGATCCAAGGACATGTCTAAGGGAAGTGCCGAAGGTTTTAAGGCCCTGGGGCTTAACGCTGATAATATGTTCAAAAAGTTTGCTGGCGGCGGGGCCAAGGCGCAAGAAGCTTTTTTCCAGGTCATCCAAAAGCTAGGCGCGATTAAGGATAAGACTAAGCAAAATGCGGTAGGCGTCGCGTTATTTGGCGCACAGTTTGAGGACCTGGAGGCTCAGGGAATTTTAGCACTGGGGAATCTAGGTAATGAATTTGATCAGACTAAAAAAACCATGGATTCGATCAACCAGATACGCTATAACACATTCGGCGAGGCCATGGCCGGAATAGGCCGACAAATAGAGGTGGGTTTATTAATACCATTTGGGCAGTTATTATTGCCTATGCTTAATAAATTCAGTAGCTGGATAGCTACAGCCCTGCCAGGTGCTATCGCAATATTTAAACAAATAGCAGCATTTATCAGTTCGGTATTTGGTCCAGTTTTCGCGGAGTCTTTCGCTAATATAAAATTGGCACTTGGTAATTTCGTTACTGGTGTTCAGGGCTCAGGGGCCAGCGCGACACCGATATTTACGGCACTTAAAGACCTTTTCAGGACTCTGGCTAATACCTGGAAGATTTATAGTGATATAGTCACAAAGCAAGTGCTACCTGCGTTTTTGACTGTGGTTGGTCAATTATTGCCCGTGTTAGGGGCTATATTCTTTGGTATTATTAAAGCGCTTCAGGGTGTTTATGTAGTTTGGGGTGTAATATGGGGTGCGGTTGGTGGTTTAGTGGGCCAAATATTTAAGCAGATAGCCACTGTCGTCACTGCAAATATGAATATTATAAAGGCTATTATTAGTATTGTAAGTGGCCTGATCAAAGGCGACTGGTCTATGGTATGGAATGGTATTAAAACGATAATCAAAAATGCGTTTTCCATAATTAAAGGCGTAATTAAGACTGGGCTTACAATGTGGAAATCAATTTTCTCATTAATGCTGGGTTTAATTAAAATCGCTGTGCAAAATGGCTTTATCGTTCTAAAGAATTTAATTAAGCTTCAGATCCAATTATCTGTAAGCATAATCAAAAATGCCTTAACACTTATGGTTAATACTTTTAAGAGTAAAGGCGCAAATATCAAAAGCGCTATGAGTTCAGTATTAAATTATATTAAAAATGCTTTAGCCAATTTAGGCAAACAGGCATATAGCTGGGGGTCTAATTTCCTAAAAGCTTTTACAAATGGCATAAAATCCCGAATAGCGGCCCTAAAGAATATGGTTAAGAGCGCGGCCCAACAGCTCAAAAATATGTTAGGCTTTAGTTCTCCGACAAAAGAAGGTCCTGGACGCACAGCCCATAAGTGGGGTCCGAATTTTGTGAAGATGTTTGCGGCTGGTATAGCTAAAAATATAAATCTGGTTAAACGTGCCAGTAACACCACCGCGTTAGCCCTTGCGCCAGCGCGAATTCCGACCAGCGTTGGAGGCTCTAATTTCTCAAATGTAATTAATATTACCGGTAATAGTATCGTTAATGAAGCTTTAGTAGAGGCCATAATGAATAAAGCCATCCGCTTAATGGCGAATAGGGGGCGTTAGAATGCCAGATAATAGATATACGGCCTCAATTGAGGTATTATTATTTAATAGCGTCAGGGTACTGGAGACAGGATCTAATAGCACAGTGGTTGTTATGTCAGGGCATGGCTGCCAGGACACAGACTTTTTTTACAATTTTACCAGAGCTACCAATCCGCCTAACTATTTAAGCGGTGAGACCGGACGCCGTAAGGTCATAAATGCTACAACAACCCAATTTGAAATTTCGACATCCATAACAGGACAGACGGCTGGCGACATTGGTATATTGTATAAGTTTACTGACGTTACCCAATATTTATTAGATGGTACTCTGGCCTTAAGCTTACAGGCTCAGGGTGAGAGTAACGCGTCCTTTACCTTAAAAGCCGTACACACGCCAGGTAATGCGTTTTACGTAACGCATGGGCGTAATGCGACAAGCGTTTATAATGCTTTGGAACGCCTGGATATGCCTGGCCAAACATGGGTACTCAATGCCGCAGATGGATACTTCCGTTATAGGCATAACGTTGAGGGCGATAAGGCTCAGGGTAAATTATGGGCCTTTTTAGGCCAGTCCGTAGGCGGTACAACGACTATGATGACCGCAACTAGCGAATACGCTAGAAGCTCAGACGCCTGGTCGAATAAAGCACTTTTCCCAGACACACCAAGGACCGCGGCGCATAGCGCTTTTATAGATGGCGATATCTATGTAAATGGCGGCGTTATGTCTACAGCTACTACATATTTTGCGTCGACGTATAAATTTGACCCCGATGCAGATACCTGGACAAGCTTAGCCGCGTCTACGGATTCGGGCTCTTCGGGGGAGGGCTTAAACCTTTGCGGATGTCTCGTAGTGGCGTATTACAAAAGGGACGACGGGGGCGGAGGCACAGAGTTTGCGCCTGACGACTGTTTTTATATGCCGCTCTGTGATGCCTGGGCCACAATACCGGTAACGCATAGCGCGCCTGACAGGTGCTTTGGGCGTTCGGGCTTTACGATAGATAACTTCAAAGGGTCAATAATTGGAGGCACAACGGACATAACAGGATCCGACATTTCGGCTATCGATTATCATACACAGTTAAACCTACCAGCTAAAAGCTATAGCGAGGCCAACGCAACACCTTTAGCGGGTATGGAGTACGCGGGCGGGCAGTACGAGAACTATGCAATTATCGCAGGCGGCCATTACAATAGTACGGTTTACGATACAGCGTTTCTGTGGAACAGTGCGCGCGACAACTGGGCTGTAATAGCCGATACATTGGCGTCTACGCGTTACGCCTTTCAGGGGGTGGGCTTATGATAGATTTTCGGATTAAATCTGGACAATTAGTGCGCATAAAAATTGGTGGTACTACCTATATGACAGGTGTGTGCGTTGGGAATACCCGAAAAAAGGACGTCCCAGAAGCCGTCTTTTACAAATACGATATAGCAGATGCGAAAAGCCTTTTGACTAAAAGGCACATTAATAAAACTTTTGCGCCTTCCGTAAGTTATTCGAGTATCGTCGCGGATACGCTCGTTAGGCTACCCGATTTGGGATTAACCGCTGGTTACACACAGTCAGACGGATACACCCAGGAGGCTATTGTCTGTGAGGGCCAGACGTTATCCAATTTGTTAGATAATATTGCGGCAATTGACGGTAATCAATGGATCATAAATAATAATTTAGAACTCGAGTTTTCGGAAAACCCGGATGACTATAGCGATTCAGCGAAAATTATAAAGGCGCCCTGGTGTCTGGATAATGAAAATGTATATAATGATGTAGACCTAACGCCGCTCGAGGATTTCCGAAATGTAGAAGTCGAAGAGGATTACACCAATTATGCCAATCAAATTCAGGTCATTGGCGCTGAGTATGCCGGAAAGACCATTAAGTGCCAGCACTATAACCGCGAAGACCTGGACGAATTTGTAAATGTGTGCGGGTATGGCGCGGGGTCTGTGTATGTCGTATCTGACACAAATATTGTGCTAAATCCGGATGTGCGTTTAACGGATGCCGGGACAACCACAAGCTATATTTACGACTGGTGGGCCGCTGGGACAACAGCAACAGTTGTGCGCGCTGGCGATATGATTTATAATAAAACCCGTGCGCAATATAGTTTTATAACCACAGTGTCTGTGCTAAGTAGCACTAACACAGCCTATTATATACATCCGCCTATTACAGCCCAGACGTCAGGCGATACTTTGCATTACAATTATCCGCTTAACGACTTAGCGAGAAAGATGTTAAAAGTTAAAAGCGAGTATCCCCCGCTTATGATCGCTTTTGACACCTACACAGCGGGATTCCTACCAAGGCAAAGACTTTTTGTAAATCTGCCTGACCTCGACTGCCTGGCATACTTTAACATTAATAGCGTAACGGTTAAGGATAACACAGCGGGTAAATTCCAATTTAGTATCGTTGGTGAGAAAAAGGATTACTCAGATAGGTTTACGACCATAACGCATCGAAGTATGACGAAATGGTTTAAAAACTTTTAGAATCTAAGGTATAACGATGTTTGGCCTGTTCTTTACAATGTAAGTAATTACTGGTAGAATTATAATCACTAATTTAAAAAAGGAGCGGTTATAATGGAAATGATAGAATTAAAAAACAATGTACCATTAACAAGTACAAAAGTAATTGAATATTATACAGGAGTAAAGCATCAGAATATTTTGCAATTATTTAGAAATCATGAAAAAAGTATAGAAAAATTCGGGGTTATCATGTTTGAAACATGGAAACCAAAAAAAGGAAGTAAAGGCGGCCGACCAGAAGCGTTTTATTATTTAAATGAAGAACAGTTTACATTTTTTATAATGTTAATGGCCAATAGCGAAAAAGTCGTTAAATTTAAGATCGAACTAAATAAACAATTCCATCAATATCGTAAATACATACTGGAGCAAAAAACACAAAAGCAGAACCAACAATATATTGAGACAAGGAAGCAAAGCAAAATAGGCCGAAAACAGGAGACCGACATTATTAAATTATTTGTAGAATACGCAACGAATCAAGGTTCTAAGTCGGCGGAAAAATATTATATGAATTTTAGCAAAATGGAGAATTCTGCTTTCTTTATGCTCCAAGAAAAGTTTAAAAATGTTAGGGAGATATTAAATATGGGACAGCTTAATAAAATTATTTTTGCTGACCTGATTATTAGACAGGCGATAACTGAAGGGATGGAAAAAGAAATGTTTTACAAAGATATTTATAAATTAGCTAAAGAGCGAATTATTGGGGCTTCAAATAGTGTCGGAATTAAAGAGATTTTACCAGGCATAGAGTTTAAAAGACTGGAGGTGTGAATATGATTAATTGGAATTGGCGACATAGTAGGTACCAAATAGAAAACTTTATAATTAAATTAAATGGCGTAACACCCTGGGGGTGTTTCAAGCAGTGCATGCGGGAAATGCGTGCCCGGGTTCCCCAGTTAGACGACCCAGATATAAAAAGGGAATTCGATTTATTATACTCATTAGCCGTAAAATGCTTTAATACCCTGGGTTGTATAGACCCAAAGCGTATTGAAGAGTTGGAGGCCGATTTCTGGGTTCAAAAATTTAAACTCAGGATAGCCCTGGACTTCGTAACAATGAACCGAATTTCCGCCAATACCTGGGAGACTATTATATCAATGCCGGAGCGGGCCGGCCTTTTTGATTTTGCACTTGAAATGACAATGCAAAAAGCCGCTAATTATTTAGCGAAAACACCAAATGATTGGTTAAACTTAAAAGAAGACGAAATTATACATTTAGAGGAGGGCGCGTCATGGCAAAAAATGATTTCGGACGTTTTCGGAATCGCGGCGCTAATAACGGGCGATTCACAATTGGAAACACTCAACCCGAAGACCCAGTAATTAATGACATATGGGTTAACCCGGATATAGTAACTCAATATATCCAAAAGACTACAAGCCAGGGATTTGTCACAACCACAATAGCGAATGTAGTCGGCTTAGGCGCAGTGCTTGGCGCTGGAGGCACGTATAAGGTAGACGTGTGCCTCTTTGTGCAGGGGCCAACAGCCACTGACATAAAGGTTGATTGGGATTATGTTTGTGACGCTACGTCTAGTTATAGAGGCGTGCAGGGGCCGGCCGTAGGCGTAACTGATGTAACGGATACTAATGTTACAATCTCAGGGCATAACCTTGGTACTGATAAGTCATATGGCATAGAGGCAAGCGCTAATGGGGTCATACGTGAGACCTTTATTGTTACTACCGCTGCGGCAACAGGCTCAGTGCAGTGTCGAGCGGCACAGGTTAACACAACAGCCACACGCGTGACAATATCGTCAAATAGTTATATAATAGTTGCGCCACTGGTTAGTAATATAAAATATTATAATGGTATTGCCTGGACGGCGTTATTGTAGGAGGATTTATGGAAGAGAAGTTGATCGACGTACTAATAAATACAGTTAATCGCATTGAAGGCAAAATTGACAGGATGAGCGAAAATGTGATGACTAAAGAAGACTGCCAGGCACGACAAGAGCACTGCCCATTGAAAATTGAGGACTCAAAATTGAGGACCTGGGTCGACATAATAAAAGAATCTAAACTTATGATCATAGGGGTAATCGGTGGGATCGGAGCACTAATAAAAATATTTTACGATGTGACGTAAGAAAAGAGGCCTTTGGGCCTCTTTTCTTAGCCGCCAGTTTTAAAATCGCAGAACAATCCAGTGCATTTAGCGCCTGTATGGTTTTCATATTTCCCGGTCTGTTTATTATACCACTTATAAGTGTATTTCTTTAGTGGCTTACCGCATTTAGGACAATTCCCATAGCTCATATCACGACCACCTTTCAGCTAAGGCCTTTATGTCGGCCAATACTTTTACTTGTTTGTCTAAAAGTTTATAGTACATAGTTTTGTAGTCTGGGCTGTTAATACCAAAGTAGTCGTATAGCCCTTTAACTAAAAGACTTGCTATTTTTGCGGCTTGCGTATGTATTATTTCAGCGTCACTTTTCAAATCGTGAAAACCTATTTCTAAAATAATCGCAGGGGCTTTTGTGCTGTTTAATTCCTCTAAGGCTTTATTTTCATAGGTTAGAGGATTTCGGGCCTTAAACAGCCCAACTAAAGGCGCGATTATCGCTTTTGCGGCTTTTGCCCCTTCGGCACTATAGTAAATAGCCTCAACGCCTTGACCGCCTCCAGCGTTGGTGTGAATGCCAATATGCAGATCGGCACTGTGCTTATTGCTTTGTGCGATTGCCCATTTGCGCCTTAGGGTCTCTGTGTTTGCGCTATCAGGCGCCGTGCTTATAAGCACAGGGCTTATAAGTTTGTCTTTTAAAAGATTATCGCATACTATTGCGGCGATAATGGCGCAGTGCTGGGCCTCTGTATCGCCCAAAACGCATTTATTTTGTATCTGATGGCTTGGACACAATACTACTGTTTTCATGTCTAACACCTCCCAGGTAGTAACGCACAAGAGCGTCATACTTTTCTAATTCTGTTAATAATACTGCGCGTTCTCTCGAGCTATCAAGATCAAGCAATTGCGCCCGTAAAACTTCAATTGTTATTATAATTTTTTTCATCATTATCCCTCCTATAAAGAATCGTTACTAGTTCAAATCGCGGGTATCTCTCATATACCCAAATATATTCGCCATAACGCTTATGGACTCTGAGCGTTTTAAAATTTCTGTTTACCTTAAGGCCATTGCGCCAGGCCTTAAGAGCCATATGGTTTAATTCGACCTTAGTTATTTTACGCCCCAGTCTTTCGCGTGCCCGCTGGAGCGCATGAGGTTTAATCAGGCAAATATATCATCCCTCCGCCTTGGTTATTAATCATCTCGTTACTAAGGTCAAAATTGCTAAAATTGCCATACTGCCATTGGGTCTGCGCCAATTCACCCAAAATCTTATTGTGTTTAGGCTGGGCTGTATCAGAGCGCGATATTATGTCGTCTCTATCATAGATTTTGACAGTATCATCGATATCTTGTTTTAAAGTTTTCAATTTAACTGTGTCCATGTATTCATTTTTATATTTGTCTAAATCAATCCTTCTAATTAAATGGACAGCCGAATTAATTTTTAACACCATTTCCCTGGCGTCATTTGCTTCTATGGTCAGAGCTTTGACCATATTTTGCAATTCGATAAAATCCTTTTTCGCTTTTAATATAAAGTTTGTAGCCGCATAGCCTAATACGGCTATGACTAATAATAATATTATATATTCCATAATTGAACCTCCTATAAGTATTATAAATAGTATGAACACTATACTTATAAGCATAGTGTCAAAAGGTCTGTGGTTACTCATTATTCTCCACATTATCCACCATATTATAAATAGTATAAACAAGTTGCCCCCCATCATATGTAAGATCAAATCGCGCATTGCCAATGTCGCCATGCTCTTTTACTATGTGATCAAGTATCGGTTTGGGTATAGACAAAACCGTACTTGGCCCACTAGGATATGCCTTTCGGCCCTTAAACGTTATTATCATTTTAACACCTCCATTTATAGTATAGTATAGATTATTTGAAAAGTCAATAAAAAATACTTGACTTTATAACTGATATTTGATAATATAGTTTTTGCAGGGGGTGATAACGTGAATGATGTTGAGCTAAAAAGTATAGCCGAAAGTCTCCAGAGTATAGCCGAAAGTCTTATGTTACTAAGGCCACAGGCTGTACAGCCACAACCACAGACGACGATAGCGCCAGACATAAGGACTGACATAAAAAAACTTTGTACCGAATTGGTCATGGCGGGTAAAGACATTTCGTTTTTAAAGACAAGGTATAAAAAAATTAGCGAGATCCCGGAGCCAGATTTGGGATCAGTATGGGAAGAACTATCAAAATTATAAGGAGGGCACAAAGATGCCAAAAAATTTAAAACTAAAAAATGTAAGATCAAGTTATTGCCACGTTTTCACACCCCATTCGTTTGACAACCAGGACGCAAAATACTCAATGGCAATACTTATTGACAAAAAGGATACTGAGTTAATAGCACAGATAAAAAGCGCTATCGAAGAAGTCAAAACGGAATTAAAGGTGAAATGCGGTGGCAAAATGCCGCCAAACGTAAAATTACCATTAAGAGATGGCGATGTCGAAAAACCCGACCAAAAGGCTTATATTGGCCATTATTGGTTAAATGCGAATTCAAAGAATGCGCCTCAGGTAGTGGATAGAAAATTGACTATTTTAAATAGTGAAGACGATTTTTACAGTGGCTGCTATTGCAATGTGACTATTAGCCTATATGCTTATAGCACGTCGGGTAATAGGGGAATAGCAATAGGCCTTAACAATATACAAAAAGTGCGTGACGGCGAGAGGTTAGATGGCAAAAGTTCAGCGCTGGACGACTTTGAAGCAGAGGAAGATTTTATGGATTAGGCCCAAAGGGCCTTTTCCCCTTTTCTGTAAACGAAGAGAATTTGGCCGTAGATAAACAGGAAGTTTATGACTTTTTTGATTTACCAACACCAGATGAAGTTCAAAAAGTTAAGGAAGGAGAATTCCCAGATGAACGTTTATAAAAGAATTAGATTTTATTGTGATGATTGCCAGAATACAGTTGAAAATATAGAAGTTAAACAATCAGAACATTATGAAAACTTAACAGAGTTTTACTGCAAAGATTGTGGAAGATTATTAATGATCATAGATGATACAGAATTATTTATAGAAGGTTGCTATAAGAAAGGAGATATAAAAATTGGATAGAGACGATAAAAAATTATTAGCAAAATTAAAAGAGTTAATAGAACTAACAGAAAAAATAATAGAAGGCCCAGAAGATCGTTGGAACGCAGAATACAAGCAAACAGTAATAGACGTGGAAGAAGATTTATCAAAGGCTAAGAGAAAATTAATTAGATGGGAGGTAAAATAAATGTTTGAGGGAGTTTTTCGAAACTATGCACTTATCCCCCCTTCCCTCATTTTAAAATGGCTGTTATATGAATGCGACGGTTAGCTTTAGGCAATATACAAAAAGTACGTGACGGCGAAAGGCTTGACGGCAAAAGTTCAGCACTGGGCGACTTTGAAGGAGGATTTTATGGATTAGGCCCAAAGGGCCTTTTCCCTTTTATAAGGAGGAAAAAATGTTAAATATAGATATAGAAACTTATTCTGAACTGGATTTAAAAAAGGTTGGGGTGTATAAATACGCTGAGAACTGTGAAATTATGCTATCGGCTTATGCCTTTGACGATGAGCCTGTAGAGGTTATAGACCTTAGCTTAGGCGTATTGCCCTTACGCGTTATCGACGCGCTACTAAATGACAAAGAGATTAAAAGCGCCTGGAATGCCACATTTGAACGTGTAATATTGAGTAAATACTTAAAATATGACATTAAGAATTGGGATTGCACGCAATTGCGGGCAGCTTATAAGGGTCTTAGTTTAAAGCTTGGAGATACAGCGGAAATATTAGGCTGTGATATCCAAAAATATAAGACAAATCTAGTTACTTTCTTTTGTAAACCCAACGCTAAAGGCGAGAGACACAGGGGCGCAGATTATATCGACAAATGGGAAGAATTTAAGCGGTATAACCGTATAGACGTTGAGACCGAAAGAGCTGTTAAAAAGCTTTTAATGGCTGTTAATATTGAAGGGCCTCTGTACCTTAAGGATATAGAAGTTAACGATAGAGGCGTGCTGGTCGATACGTCTTTAATCAAAGAGGCTATACGCTTTGATCAAGAGCGTATAAGTGACGCCATTAATGAGATTAAAGCCTTAACGAATATCGCAAATCCTAATAGCCATGTGCAAGTTAAGAAGTGGCTATCCGATCAAGGTTTAACGGTTGATAGTATAGACAAAGAACATGTTACAGAGTTACTAGATACTAATTTACAGCCCAATGTTAGGCGAGTGCTGGAACTGCGCGCTAAGACTTCAAAAAGCAGTAGCAAAAAGTATCTGGCGGTAGAGCGTGCTACGTGTGAGGATGGGCGCGTAAGGGGATTAACTCAAATGTGCGGAGCTACACGCACAGGGCGATGGGCTGGTAGGGTTATACAGGTTCAAAATCTTTACAAAAATAGAGAACCTTTACTACATGAGGCCCGTGAACTCGTGCGTGGGGGGCACCATCCATTCTTCATCTTTGATGATGACATTTTGAGTCAATTAATTCGCACAGTATTTATAAGCCAGGACGTATTAACGATAGTCGATTTTAGCGCTATCGAAGCGCGAGTATTGGCCTGGATGGCTGGCGAAAGGTGGGTAATGGATGTTTTCGCAGGGGATGGCAAAATATACGAAGCCACAGCCGCAAAGATGTATGGCGTTAGAATAGAAGATGTGACAAAAGAGCTAAGGGCAAAGGGCAAAGTCGCGACTCTAGCTTTAGGCTATCAAGGTGCTCTGGGTGCACTTAAGAAAATGGGCGCTGAAGGCACTGAGGAAGAGCTAAGAGTAATAGTTAACGATTGGCGTAAAGCCTGTCCGCAAATAGTTAACTACTGGGACGAAGTTAACACCGCCGCGTATAACGTTGTGCATTTTGGCGATAGTGTAGAGGTACCACTTTATGGCGGGAGTGGCGAAAGTATGGGCTTTTCGCGAGATGACAAATGGTTTTATATCACTTTGCCCAGTGGCCGAAAGCTTTGTTACTTTAACCCCCAGTGGGCTGTGATTAATGAGGAATATGGCATAACCTATGACGGTTTATATGAGGGGAAATGGTTAAAAGGCCTTAACACCTATGGCGGGAAGCTCGTTGAAAATGGATGTCAAGCCATAGCGCGGGATTGCCTGGCCGAAACGCTATTAAAGTTAGACCATAACGTGGTTATGCATATCCATGATGAGGTTGTAATTGAAGGTGATTGCCTCGACGAAGCGGTTAAGGTTATGGAAGAAGGAATTAAGTGGGCGAGCGGCTTAATATTAAAAGCTGAAGGATTTACGAATAAATATTATAGGAAGTGATTATATGAATAAATACAATGCGCAGTTATACGAATATCTTATATACAAAGTGTTTGACGCGTATATCGAACAGGCAAAGGACCTTAAAGACGATATGCGGACAAAGTATGAGCCTTATGCCTGGTACGCCAGGCATCTAATAGATAATCTTGATACTATATACATTAAGATTTTAGAAACATGGTTGCCATTTAAGGGACTTAAAGAATTAGACTGTTGGAATGAGTTAGCTAAAAAAAGAGAAATGTTAATACATTATCAGAAACACTGTTTTGAATATCGTGGGCGCCCTGGAGTATATAGATTTTTAAGTTTAGCCGAGCAAAATGAAAAGGCGAAAAAGTATGTGCATTATGACTTTAGCGCAAAAAAGCCCAAAAGTTTTGGGGAGGTGCGCAATGAACGCTGAGCGGTTTGACAGGCTACTCGAAATAGCCAAAAAGTATAAACTATATATTAGTAACGATGAAGTCATCGTTGAAGGAAAAAAAGGACCGAAGATCCCCAGGGTAAACAGCAATGGCGTAAAACAATATTCTTTATACTACAAAGGATACACCAGATACTATGGGGTGCATGAGCTCAGAGCATTTTTGGAAAATAAACCTCTGCTTAATGTACGTGTGCCTGTTAACAATAAAGTTATTAACAATAAAGTTATTAAGGGCATGGTATGCGGCATTTGCGGATTAACCTATCCGCGTAACGAAATGCGCGTTGGGGGCATTTGCTATTTATGTAAGAGTGTGTCGAAAAAAAGCGATTGCTATTAAAGGGGTGAGTGATGTGTTAAAATGGTTTGATAGATGGTGGTTTTTCCATAATGGCTACCACAATTATGATTTTTTCGGTGATCATTTTGGGCCTAGTGGTTATACGGTAGACGTGTGTGACCATTGCGGGGAAATGAAGGAAATACCACAAAATTTATATAAGGAGGGAATAGTCCATGTTGGGCTATGTAAAGGTATGAATAATTATTGGGAAATAGAACACAAAGAAAATTGGCATAAAGGTATTGACGGTAGTATTCAAACCGCAATGATTTGTGGGGCTGTGCTTAGTAACCTGAGCATTAGACAATTTGAAAAACTTATGGCGTCGGATTCGCTCATCGACATTGGATGTGGCACAGGCGAAGCCGCAGGTATATTTGATGGGCTCTTAGACCACGACGTATTTGCTGTTGACTATTGCGAAAAAGCCACTAGACAAGCGCCTAGTAGGGTAACCGCATTATGCGAAGATTTTAGAAATCTTAAAGCCAGGTACGATATAGGCTATTGTTCTCAGCTATTGGCATTTTATAAAGATAATTTGCTATCTGAGCTGATAAAATTGGTTAATGAAATGCTTATAGTTGTTGTACCATACGATCAGAACATGGATGGTCGTGTGACTGAGCCCGCAGAGGGTAATGAGCCTGGAGGTCACAAAAGGGCTTTTAGCAGAAAGGATTTCCCAAAATTCCTGGGCGATTTTGAACGCACCACCTTTAAGCCTATGCCAGTTACTAATCCGAGAGTGTTGGGTCAACAGTTATTAGTTGTCTATGAAATAATCGACGACAGGACTAAAAAAGATATCGAATTTGACCAGAAACAATTGGAAGATTATTATGAGTATTTAGGAAATAGGTAGTATATAAGTACAGAGACCCTATAAATTCGAGTCGGGAAATTTGGATTTATAGGGTCTCTTTTTATATGTTATTAGAAATGATAGGCGTAAAAGTATATGCGGAAGGATTGATTTTTATATTAAGTTGTGATACACTAACTTATGTCAATTTATAAAGCTACTTGAACCTTAACAAGAGTTGTATTGAAACTCTATTGCTATAAATATCCCGCCCGAAAGTAGCGGCCTTGAACCTTAACAAGAGTTGTATTGAAACTATGCTACATAAAGACAATCGCATAAGTTTAATCCGCTTGAACCTTAACAAGAGTTGTATTGAAACACCTATGACGGGCCAGACCATAAGGAATATATAAAGCTTGAACCTTAACAAGAGTTGTATTGAAACAAAAGCGTAATAAGGATTTAGATAAAGTCTTGAACCTTAACTTGTATTGAAACAGCGGCTAATTTGGATTAATACAAGTTATACTTGAACCTTAACTTGTATTGACACGGATTATTAAAATGTGATACACTAACATATGTTAGTATTTTTTATATGGGAGGTTAATCGTATGATAAAGGTGGAGTCGAATGTTAAATATCCTAAGCCTAAAAATAAAGCAACAATTATATATTTGAGTCCTGAAAACCGCTTAAAGGCTGAAGCCTTAAGCAAACGCGAAAAAGTTAGTATCACACGAGTAATAAACGTACTATTAGAAAGGGCGAGGTAGCGTATGAAAAACATCCCAAAGGGTTTACGAGATGCCAGAGGCTGGATTCCCTGGAAGAGGGTTTCGCGAGATGGGAAAGACCTAAAATTACCCATCAGGCTCGACGGCACAAGCGATGGATGGAATACCACAAATTATACTTACGATGAGGTCAAAGATTTTGCGCTGATCGGGTTACAACCTAAGGGGCGACTTATATGTATAGACTTAGATAATTGTTTTGATGATGAGGGCAGGCCAAATGCGGCGGCCCTCGATGCTTTGTCCTTAAAAAGTTATACCGAATATTCGCCAAGCGGTAAGGGATTACACGTCTGGCTATATACCACGATAGATTATAATTCCATGTCGCGAAAGGGCATAGAATTATTCGCTAATTCTAAATATTGTACCGTAACGGGTCGGCAGTATGGTGGGATTGATGAAATCAAGGAAGAAGATATTTCCTGGCTGATAAATAAATACTTTAATGTTAGTAGCGCCCATACGGCTGATCCATTACTTAAAAAAGGGCCTATCGGCTCTTTCTGTAGGGCTATTAGCATAGATGAGGCTCTCGAAATGACAGGCCTGTATACGCATATAGAAGGTAATCGCTGGCACTATAACCCTTCGCACAGCGCGCCAGGCGTTCTAACATACGAAGATAAATACGTCCTGAGTAACCATGCTACAGACCTGATATGTGATGGCCATCAGCACAACGCTTTTGACCTTGTGCGAATACATAAGGGTATTGGCGTTAACGAAATGTGCACTTTCGCATACAGTATACCCAAAGTGCAAGAACAGATAAAGAAAGACGCTTTTGGAGATATGCCAAAAGGATTAACACATACGAAAAGTGGGGCCCTGGCTAAAACATATGAGAATTTAGAACTTTGTTTCAATATGGATTTTGCCTTTAGGTATAACGAATTTACTAAAGAATACGAAATAACAAAAGCGCCCTGGGTGCAAGGCCCGAGGTTATTAGAAGATGCCGATTTCTCGCTGATCGACGTCTGGGTAGGCAAAAAATACATTTTGTATGGGGCTTCGCACATGATTAAAAATATCATCGTCCAAATGTCACACAATAATGCGTATCATCCCATAAAACAATATTTTGAGGGCCTGACGCCATGGGATGGCGTTAAAAGGGCCGAAACCCTTCTTATTGACTGTTTTGGCGCTCAAGATAACGCATATACAAGAGCTGTGACATTTAAAGCCTTATGCGCGGCCGTCCAAAGGATATATCACCCAGGACGTAAATTCGACTATTGTTTAACACTAATAGGGGAAACGGGCTTACGTAAATCTAGTATTTTTAGAGCTTTAGCAGGGGATGATTATTTTTCTGATGATTTTAATTTAAGCGACACGAGGGATAAAACAGCTAGCGAAAAAACCTTACGCAATTGGCTTATCGAGATCGGTGAACTGGCCGGGATGCGTAAGGCCGACACGGATTGTGTTAAAAGCTTTATGACTCGTCAACAGGATAAATTCAGAGCCGCCTTTGGCCGTGTGGTAGAAACATATCCCAGACATTGTATATTTGTTGCGACAAGTAATGAACGTAATGGAGTGCTAAAAGACACTACAGGCGGTCGTCGTTGGTGGTTGGTAAATTGTTTTAAGCGATGGGATGGGATAATCGATCGCGACCAAATATGGGCTGAAATTATGGCAACGGGCCTTAGTGAGCAATTATATCTAGATGACGAACTAGAGGCCCAGGCTAATCGAATTCAAGCCGAAAACCTGGAGACTGAAGAATCTATAGGTATGATAGAGGATTATTTAAAATGTAAAATACCACAAGACTATTATCAAATACCTTTTAGAAGCAGAGACTATTTGAATCTGGGGGAGCCCAAAGACGATTGGCTTAACAGATCATATGTAATAGTAAAGGAGATATGGGTGGACCTTTTTAAGAAAAACCCCTATGACCTTACGCGACATGAGTCGAATAAGATAGTCGCGGCGCTATTAAAATTAGGCCTTAAACGCAGTGGAAAAAAACGATTCGGTGTATACGGAGAATGTTTATACTTTACCCTCACTTGAGGGTCTTTTTTTATGACAAAAAAGGCTTATGTGATAGTATAAATGCCTAAGTGTTTGTCGCACTGACACCAATTGTTAAAACATCCCAGGGGGGCGGTTAATCGCAGAACCCATGTTCTTAATCGCATAACTATTCTCTCCTATAATGCCCTTATATACTTATTATAATAATAGAGAATAATATATATATATATATACATATAATAAGAGGAGAAAAAAATGCGCGCGTACATATAGGAAATGTGTTATTCTCAGTCTCAAATCGTACTTTCGCCATATTACTGCGTTTCAAGGTGGTTTAACCTGCGATTAATATTTTTATGCGATTAACTTTAAGGGATAATCGCATAAAAATAAAAACTTGACATCGTACTTGATTGGGGTGTAAAATAAGAAAGTATTCGTTTTGGTTTGATTGATGGCCAGACTAAAGCGAATAAAACACATTCGCATGTGCGTCTGTGATAATCCGAGCCATCAAAATTGGATTATCCCGGGCGTTTTTTATTTAAAGGGGTGATTAGTATGAACTGTTGCAGTTGTTGTGACTGTCATGAAAATAAGGGTAAGAATTGTTCTGATTGTAACGATTGGACTTGTGAGGATTGCCTGGTAACCTGTGAGGGTTGTGGCGATAGTATTTGTGCGGATTGCACAGAAGGCAATTTATGCAGTCGATGTGCCACAGTTAATAGAAAGGATGATAACGAATGATTATATGTTTAAAAAGCAAAAAGCTTAATAGTATTTTGGACTCAAATGAAATCGTGATAACTGATGATACGATTCATATTTTACTGGGTGGGCATACGTTTGAGATTAAACATTCTATGTCTAAGGACGATTTAATGGGCCAGATGCTAAATGATACATTTATATTGGACGTGGATGACACGTCCGGCGACTGGGTCCTTATGGGAGTGATGAAATGTGTTGGAATTAGTCCTGGAGAAACAGATAAGGCAGAAGGTAATTGAGCTAGGCGGTATGTTCGTAAAGTTTGTTAGCCCAAACTTTGCGGGTGTGCCAGATCGGATCCTGCTGCTTAACGGCAAAATATTTTTCGTAGAGCTCAAAACGCCAAAAGGCAAACTTTCAAAGCGACAGCAGCGTGTACATCAAATGTTTAAGGGCCAGGGCTTTGAGCCCCTGGTCGTACATAGCGAAGAGGAATTTATTAAAATACTTGATATATTATGAATATTAAAAAAGGGTGGGAAGTAAAATGAATTTAGAACAACTATTAAAGAGCATGACAAATGTAACTCCAAATGAAGAGCAAATTATAAGGATAGAAAAAGTTAGAGAATCTTACAAAGAGGTTGCAAGGACTCTTTATGAAAACTGTAAATCCAATAGAAATTTATCAATAGCAATTACTGAGTTGGAAAATTCTTTGATGAGAGCAGTAAAAAGTATTTGTTTAGAAGATTAAAATAACAAAAAAAATAAAAAAGGGGATAAAAAAAATGAAAAAAACAGTGAGTTTATATTTGAGTTTTGTAATTATATTTTTAAATTGTTTAGGTGTTTTTGCTGAAACAAGCAAGCCCAAATGTGGGTTAATATATGAAAAGACTAATTTTAAAAAGTTGGAAGCAACAAAAAAATTATTGAGCACATCTGAAATCCCAGCTAGTTTTGATTTAACTGATAAAATGCCAGCAATAGGATTGCAACAAGGTTCAGATTGCACGGCTTGGGCGGCCGGTTATGCTTTAAATAGTCATCTACAGAATGATGATTGGAATTGGGGATTAACAACATCTAATCATCAATTTTCTCCAAATTACTTGTATAATCAGGCTTGTGGTTACGCAGGCGGAGGAACTTCATTTTATGATATTTGCAATTTGTTAGTTAATCAAGGCTGTTGTACGCTTAATAAATGGGCATATACAGCAAATTATACAGTTCATCCAACTGCTTCTCAAATAGCCAATGCGGGTAATTTTAAAAGTAGTGGATGGTTGCAAACTGAGGGATATGGAAATGATGAAACAATCAATTCCATTAAAGAATATATGGCAACATATTCAGACCCAGTCTTGATGGGAATTCCTGTTTCTGATGATTTTGATAATTTAAATAGCACAAATCAGATATATGATGTCTATAATCCAGCTACATGCAGGGGCGGGCACGCCATTACATTGATAGGATATGACGACACAAGACAAGCTTTTAAATTGCAGAACTCCTGGGGTACTGACTGGGGAATTGATGGTTATGGTTGGTTGGCATATGATCTGATTAAGAACGCACAGTTTAATGATTGGATTAATTTCAATGGATTTCCGACTTATGGATATGTTGTAAATGATATTAGAACCGCAGATCAAAACAATGTATATTTTGATAATATTAAATTTCTTAAAAATGTTGTTGGCACACAGCTTTCATTTACTTTAAAAATAGATGGTGTTGTAGCGCCAGAAGGTGGAAATATAAAAACAATAGGAAGAAATTATAGAATTGATATCAAAGAAGATGACTCAACAACTGATGATTTTGCAGCAAAATTGGGAACTTTAGTTGATGGAGTAAATGCAATTAAGCTAAAATTATACGAAAGTCCTTATAATGGCAAGTATTCTGAATTTCAATTCAATATAAATGTTAATCAAAAACCTGTTGAAAGAAATGTTAAGTTAACTGATATCAAAATCATAAAAAATACGGGAATAGGTACTAACTGGAAGCATTCTTGTAAACTTGGAAATTCAACATTAGCAAAAGGACAAACAATAAAAACGAGCGCAAGAACACTTTATTTAAAGAGTGTTGAAGATGACTCAGTGTATGATGATGTTGCAATAAGAGCCACATCAATAGGTGCTTATAGAGATTTGACAGTTTGGGAAAATAAATACAATGGCAAGTATGCAATTGTAAGATATTATTTTACATATTAGGCCACTCCCCATGCGGTTTGGAATAAGACTTATTTGGAGTCAATAGAAATAAGTTTATCTTATAAAGCTACAATAAAAATTACAG